GACTTTAGCGAAACAATTAGGTTTAAATTCTACGATACCTGTGTTTACACCTGAGCCCACACCAGTACCACCGATTAATAACATAAACACCATTATTACAGTTACCCCGACTTGTAGTTAACCCACTTATTGCTAATTGGGTATATTTATTAAGAAAAAAGGATTATGAATATTAATTCAGTATTAAACCAATACCTCGGAAAATCTACAAGAATTTCCGAAAGAGACAATGGAGATGGTACCAAACATGTATGTGATTTGGATACTGGAGATTGTTATACCATCCGTGAGAGAGATGGATTGATTGAAAGAGCCGGTCACGATATCACAGCAAACCGTAGAGTTCGTGTTGAAACACCAAACGGAATTAAACAATTATTAAACGGATAATTCAATGAGTATCGATAAGAAAATACTAAGGGAAATCGAAAGACACCATAAGATAAATAATTATATTACGGAACAAGAGGCGGCTCCTTTGGTTCCTGGTTTACCTGAACCTGAAGCGGCACCCGAAGTTGCGGCAACACCCGACGCGGGTGGTATTACACCACAAAAAATAGATTTGACTGCAGATACTGAGGTTGAAAAAATTGGTGACGAACCAGCTGGTGAACAAGGTGGTGGCACAGAAGAATTAGATGTAACAGAATTAGTTACGGCTCAGAAAAATATTGAAAACAAACAAGAAGAATATTTTGACAATTTATTTACCTATCTACAAAACTTAGAATCTAAATTAGGGGAGATGGATAATTTAGTTAACAAATTGAATGATATTGAGACAAAGATTGAGAAATTTAGACCAAAGACTCCCGAAGAAAAATTAGAATTAAGAACAATTGATTCAGGACCTTTTAACAAAAAACTATCAGATTTTTTTGAAGACAAGAAAGAAGATTGGGAAAAATCAGGAAAAGAAGAGTATATTTTAACAACAGACGATGTAGAGGATGTAAGTCCAGCTGAAATTAAGAAAACATTCTTCCCAAGTGAAAAGGGAGAATTACCATTTAAGTTTTGATTTTTTTGAAAAGTTTACTATTATTAAGGTTGTGGAAACACAACCTTTTTTATTTTATTTAAAATCCTATTTGACATTTTATTTATGATTTTTTATCTTTTTAACACTAACTTAAATTAATTTATTATGAGTTCATTAGACGCAGTACTTGCACAGTACGAAAAAGCCCAACAATCCAACGGAGGAGGGCAAGGAAAAATGTCTCAAGACGAGCGAATGAAAAAATATTTCGCACTTATCTTGGACGAAAAATCAAATTCAGGAACACGCCGTGTTCGTATTCTACCTACCTCGGACGGTAGCTCTCCCTTCAAGGAGGCTTGGTACCATGAAATCCAAGTGGGTGGAAAATGGCAGAAGTTCTATGACCCAGGTAAGAACGACAACGAGCGTTCCCCATTGAATGAGGTCTATGAAGAACTTATGTCAACAGGACGAGATTCCGACAAGGAACTTGCCAAACAGTATAAGTCACGCAAATTTTATATTGTCAAAGTAATCGACCGAGACCATGAAGAAGATGGTGTTAAGTTTTGGCGATTCAAGCACAATTACAAAAATGAGGGTATTCTTGATAAGATTATTCCAATTTGGCGTAACAAAGGTGACATTACTGACCCAGACAAAGGTCGTGACCTAATCATTGAACTGGCAAAACAGAAAACCCCTAAGGGTGCTGTTTACACCACAGTATCAACAATTATGTATGATGACCCTTGTGCGATTCACGAGGACAAATCAACTATGGATTCATGGGTGAACGATGAGTTGACATGGAATGATGTTTACTCAAAGAAACCCGTAGAGTACCTTGAAGCAATTGCTCGTGGTGATGTACCTCGTTGGGATAGTGAGCGTGGTGAGTATGTTTATGGTAATGATGAGGCATCCACAGAATCTTTCGGTGGAACCCACAGTAGTTCTTCTACTAACTCCTCTTACCAAGACCCTCAGGCTAACGCACAACCTGATGAAGATTTACCGTTTTAATTTAAGTTAGATGGGTGGGGGTCTTTACTCCCACCCTTTTAATATTTTGACTATGACACAAGAAACAAGACAGAAAATGATAGACAGTCTCAAAAGAAAATATGAGGCTGAAATTCTCGAAGCAGAAGCTACCTTGATGATATATCTTGAGAATGCTGCGGGGATTGGTGAGCATCCACAGATACTTGAAGAAATGGACACATTCGTAGAAAAGTTGGCGAATGCTAGTGACAAACTTCAAACTCTCACCGAATTTTGGAAGTATAATAATAACACTTCGAATGGCAATTAAAAAAACAACCGATTTTGCTTCTTTCAAAAAGAAGTATTCAACTTCGGCCAAATACAAACCTCAAAGGTTTTTTGATTTGGGTGAGGAATTTTTAGACGCGGTAGGTCTACCTGGTCCTGCTCTTGGACACATTAATATGTTTCTCGGTCACTCCGACACAGGTAAGACAACTGCGTTGATTAAGACTGCGGTAGATGCTCAGAAAAAAGAAATTCTACCCGTCTTTATTATCACTGAACAAAAATGGAGTTTCGAACACGCAAGACTTATGGGTTTTGAGTGTGAAGAAGTTGTAGACCAAGAAACAGGTGAAATCGATTGGGATGGATATTTCATCTTCAACAATAACTTTGATTATATCGAACAAATTACAGATTTCATTAATTCACTTTTGGATGCACAAGAAAAGGGTGAACTTGATTACTCACTTTGTTTCTTGTGGGATTCGATTGGTTCAGTTCCCTCAAAGATGACATTTGATGGTAAGGGTGGTAAACAACACAATGCGGCAACACTAGCCGATAAAATTGGTATGGGTATCAACCAAAGGATTTCAGGTTCAAGAAAAGCAGAAACAAAGTTTGAAAATACTTTGGTTATTGTAAACCAACCTTGGGTTGAACTTCCTGATAATCCATTTGGTCAACCCAAAATTAAAGCAAAAGGTGGTGAAGCGGTTTGGTTGAATTCCTCCTTGGTATTTTTGTTTGGAAATCAAAAAGGTGCGGGTACAACTAAGATTACTGCAACCAAGGATAAGAGAACGGTTAAGTTCGCAAGTCGAACCAAAGTTTCCGTTATGAAAAACCACATCAATGGTTTAGGTTATGAAGATGGTCGTATCATTGTAACACCCCACGGATTCCTTTCAGGAAAAGATACAACTGAAGAAAAAGCGTCGATTGAAGCTTATAAAAAAGAGTATTCTGATTATTGGAAAGAGATAATCGGTACGGATGGTGATTTTACATTGAGAGAAGAAAAAGAGGACAACTAATTTCTTCTTTGTGAAAACCTTACTTGTAGATGGAGATAATTTATTCAAAATCGGATTCCATGGAGTCCGAGACTTGTTTGTTGAGGGTAACCACATTGGGGGAGTCTTTCACTTTCTCAACACCCTCCGCAAACAATTGGTCGACAACGAGTACGACAAGGTCATCGTCTTTTGGGATGGACAACATAACTCCGCAAATCGCCGTGAGTTATATCCTGAATACAAACTGAATCGCAAAAATGATATGACCGAGGAAAAACTCGAGTCATACTATTCTCAAAAAAATCGGGTAAAACATTATTTGGAGGAATGTTTCGTTAGACAAATTGAAATTGACAGAAATGAGTCTGATGATTTAATTGCTTACTATTGTCAAATTGCATCAGATGAAAACAAAACAATTTTCTCATCCGATAAGGATTTGTTGCAACTGATAGACTCCACAACAAATGTATATTCCCCCCTTCAACGATACACTTATCGTAATGGTGATAAAGTGAAGTTTGGGAATTACTATTTGCCTCACCAAAATGTTTTAGTTGTTAAGATATTTTTGGGTGATGACAGTGATAACATATTTGGCATTCAACGATTGGGAGAAAAAACATTTTTTGAAAAATTTTTTCCTGAGGTACTTGATACAACCACAAATGTTAATCATATTTTAACAAGAACTAAGGAATTAATTAATGAAAACAACAAGTCCAAGGTTCTAACAAATATTTTGAATGGTTTAACAAAAAATGGTGAATTAGGGGATGAATACTACTTAGTGAATCAAAAAATTATGGATTTAAAAAATCCTCTAATTACAGAAGAAGCCAAAGAAATCATAGAACTTTATTATTCAGAGTCTCTTGACCCCGAAGGTCGAGACAGGAAGAATATTATCTCTATGATGATGGAAGATGGTTTCTTCAAATACCTCCCCAAAACAGACGAAGCGTTTGTGGAGTTTTTAAAACCCTTTTTAAAATTAACAAGAAAAGAAAAAAGAAAATTTAATCAATCAAACTCAAATTAATTATGAAAGAAGAATCAATTATTAAGATGGAGTTCCTACTTACTCTGAATGATAACATCGTTGTACAACGGTTTTTCAATGTCAGAAACTATAATCCTCAAGCGGGAAGGTCTGTCGATTTAATTTACTTTATGAGACAAGTCGAAGAAGATTTTATCGATGACTTGAAAATGAAAACCGTCATGTATATGATGGACAACCAAGAGGCGATTTACCTCGACCCTGAGATTTTGAACACCTCGAATACGGATGACTCAGAGTACTTCAATATGTATGTCAAATTGGCCGATGATAAAATTTTTCACAGAATTTTTGACGCCAAATTGTACCCCCCAAAAGTTAGATATACGGTTGATGTACGCCCCAGCCTGAAAAATATTTTGAAGGGATTGACTGACATTTTTTCAGGTGAAAATTTAGCATATGATTATCTTGAATACGACCTCTCTCGGTAATATTTAATGAATACACACAAACTTATGACTAAGAATTTTGACTATCTCGGAAACACATTTCAACTTCAACTTTTAAACCAAATTATCCTTGATAAAGAATTCGCACAGTCAATCATCGATGTCTTAGAACCATCATATTTTGACAACAAATATTTTAAGTTGATTGTCCAAATGGTTCGTGAGTATTACTCCAAATACCAATCGACACCCAACTTCGAAACCTTGGAACAAATAGCCAAGGCAGAAATTACTCAGGAGTTGGCTCTTAAGATTGTTTTGGATACTCTCAAACAAGTACAAGATGCACCGTTCGAAGGTGGGGTTTTCGTTCAAGAAAAGGCTTTGAAGTTCTGTAAACAA